CGGGAGTGACCGGGCTGGAGTTCGAGATTGCGGGCTCGGACTACGAGAAGGAGATCGAGGACAGGCCGTGCCCTAAGTGCGATGAAGACGCTCTAATGGAGTACGGTTATCGCCGGGAACAATGGGTGCAGTGCCTGCGAGTTCCGCATGGACTGGGAGCAGTTCAACGATATCGAGGAACCCTAGACGTGGGCGTGGTCTTCCAGGTGCCGGACCAGGTTGGCGCGGAGGTCGCGAACGTCGCCCTTGATTTCCATCAAGTCATCCCGAACGGCATCGAGACGGGCGACCACGATGGGAGGACAGGCCGAGGGGCAACTCTGCTTGCGCCCGTTCTCCCGCCGCCTCGCCAGAATCCACAGCGCCGATAACACTATCACTCCCGTCGGGCCGATGGCCGCAATCACCGCCTGGGCTACACCTGCATCCATGCCGTCCCTCTACTATTCGTTCTCCAAGACCTTCAGGTAGCCTCCGTCGGCTTCCAATGTCCTTGCCACATCTTCTAGCGTTGCGCCAAGTGCTGAATCATACGCTGTTAAAATGGCATACATCTTTGAGTTTTGGGAGGCGTGGATTGGGGAATATACGTTATCCTCAATCGAGCCTACCAATATGTCCACGACCTGTTGATGCCATGCGTTGAAATCTGCGATGAACTCATCTGAAATTCCTTGTCTCCTTGCATCAGCAATATAGGATACCACCGTGTCATTCAAATTCTTAGATGCTACGGCGTGGAATTGGTCGTTGTTCAAACTATTGAAGTCTGTAAGTCTAACCATATCTTCTAAGGCATCATGGAAGGCCGTAAACTTAATAGTGAGGAACAACCTAGCTTCATCAGATACTTGTGTCTGAGGAATGATAAGGTCGATCCACGTATCAGCATGAGTAAATACGCTGTGTCCTAGTAGAGTCTCAGTGTCAATTACACCAGATGCCAACCGGCGTTCTTCCTGGGCCTCTTGCTGCTGGCCTTGATAATAGGTGACCGCTAACGGACCAAGAACACCCGTAATAAAAGCTGCTACTACAGCAACTATAAGGGTTGGTGATAGTTTCATATAACGTCCGGCCACACAGCCCCCAGCGCCTCCGGCGTCGCGCAACCATCCAGGTCGAGCGTCTGGGGGATGTCGCGCAACGCCTGTTTTTCCGCCGCTATCCGCTGCTGCTCGGCTGCGTCCCCAGCCTCGACGGCCCGCATGAACGGCACGTCCAGCGCAGCCAGCGCGGCGTCCCGCTGGAGGCGGATGCGGTTCATGTGGATTAGGCGGGCCTTGGGCATATTGACCTCGCAGCCATCACCGAGCCACTCCCAGGCGTCGAAGAAATAGCGATAATCGTTTTCGACGCTGACTGCCCCACCTGGCAGATCGGCCTCATCAACGACCCAGTAATCCGCGCCGATCAGGCCGGCCTCCCGATTCCGAGCAACCACGCGCGCGATGATGTCGTCCTCGGACATCACGGCCAGCCAGTCAGGATTATAGGCAATCCGCTGGAGGTTGTGTGGCGGGTCAGGGTTGGGCGTCAGGATTATTCTCATTATTGGTCTCCAAACGCGCAGTAAGAGAATGGGAGGTCCGCCGCCGCCTCGGTAGAATTGAAAATGTACGCCGTGCCCAAGGTCACGGTCGTCGTACTCGTCGGGCCGACAGTGGCGTGGCTCGACGCCGTCTCGATGGCGGTGCATTGCGCGGAGAACGTGTCGGCGGAAAAGTCAGAGTTGAACGTAATCGTGTATTGGCCCGTCGCCGTCTTCGCGGTGGATGTGATGTTGTAATTCGTCGCCTGGAGCGCGCCAGTGGCGCTCACGTTGCAGAACGCCTTGCACGTATAGGGGCCGTAACGCCCGACCTCTGGGCTGACGTACCGATTTGCCGCCGTCGTCCCCTCGTCCTCCATGTCGCTCTGGGTGGCCTCGGTCAGCCCGGCGGCAGTCGCCCACTTCAGCCCCGTCGCCTCGCCAGAGTCGGCGGTCAGCACATGGGTGTTGGTGCCGACCGCTAGCACACTCGGATTCCCCGTCCCGTCCCCGGCCAGGATGCCGCCCTTGGTGGACATATCGACCGCCGTCAATGCCGACGACCCGTTGCCGATTATCGCTCCGTTGGCGGTCAAGGTGTTTGTCCCAGTTCCTCCACTGCCGACCGGCAACTGTCCGGAGACACCGGTCCCTAGGGCCACTTGCGCCCAGGCCGGGTTGTTGCTGCCTCCGGTATTCGTGAGCGACCTGGTCGAGTTAGTGTCCTTCGCCAGCCTAGCCAGGGCGTTGGCGCCGCTGGCGTAGACGATATCGCCCTGCGCGGAGACCTTTGCCGGGGCGGTCTCTAGTTGTTGGTCCCGCAGATAGGTATTCAGGTCTGAGGCCAAAACGACATACCCGCTGGCCCAGGTCTTCGGTGTACTCCACGCCATCGCTATCCTCCTATTCCATGCTCGGCGTTCTCGCGCTGGAGGTCTGCCACGGTCTCGCCTGGCTCCCAGTTCCGGGTCGGCGCGTCTGCAGGGTTGCGGCCATGAGGCCGCTTGAGTAGCTCGGCTTCGATAGCCTTACGGTTCCGCGGGAGCGTGACCTGGAGCCACCGCCCATCGTTTGCGGCGTTGGCGCACTCGGCGCACATATAGACCGGCTCGGAAAGGTCAACGACCAGGGCGCTGTTGCAGCCGGGGCAGTCCACCAGCCACCGGCCATGATTGACCCTCGCCTGGACTCGCCCCGCTATCGTCGCCGGAGTCGGCTCCGGGAGCGGCCCGAACCCCATCCGCATATACGACCGCCGGACCGTCATCAGATATGGCTCCGGTTGCAAATGCCGATGCTCCACGATGTAGTCGTCCATCAGTAGGCCAGCCTGGTCGAGGTGTTCAGCGCCGACGTGTTCAGCACCCAGAAATCGGAGAACTGGGCAGCGTCCGAGAGGAGATAGGTCACCCGGTGGGTCCGGTCGGCGCCGATCTGGTGCTTCACCGACTCGATGAAGAAGTCCTGGTTGATGGACAGGTCGGCGGCGTTCTCAGCCACCACCGTCACCCTGTCGGAGATGTCCCGGTCCAGCATCTCATCCAGGGCGTTCTGGTCCCGGTTGGCGAAATACGTCATCTGGAGGACGGCGACCGGATCTTTGTATAGGCCGACATTATATTGCGCCCACGCCAAAGCCTCGGTCGTGTCCGGGATGTACTTCGACTTGCTCGGCCAGGTGCGCTTCCCGTAGGCGGTCTGGCTGGTCGTATCCTCGACCTTGATTTCCGCCGGGTCGTCCGCAGAGACAGCCGTCCCCCTGGCCTGTAATTTGGTGATATACGCCTGGACTGAGCCGTTGTTGGTCAGCGTAATCTCCATCGTCTCACTGGACTTGGAGACACCGATGCTGATGTCCGATGTCACGTTAGTCCCGGACCCGTCAGCGGCAGAGTTGGCAAGCATATCGGTCGTTGCCGCCGTGGTCGTCCAGGCGTTGACTCCGCGGGCGTTGTTGGGCGACGTCTCGGTCGGGTATCGGGCGATCCACGTCCGGGCCACGCCGGCGGAAATCATCGGTGAGCTGGCGCCGGTCTCGCTCAGAGTCCACAGCACCGCCACGCTGGCGGTGCTGTAGGTCTGGACGCTGGTGGAGAAAATATTAAAGATGTGCGGCAGCGGGTCGTCCTGCACCAGCCCCGAATAGACCCTGGCCGCGCCGGATGCGTCCGAGTAGGTGGCCTGGCTCGTCAGCCCTGCCCCGGCCAGCCGGTGGACGCGGTTGTCGAATATGATCTTGCCGTCCTTCCCCTCCCGGATGAAGCCGCCCTCGGTAGACTCGATTTCCTGGAGGGCCGGGACCGTGTAGGTCGCGGCCTTCCAGTATCGCGTGATCGTTGTCTTCCCGGCGTCGAGCGTCCGGTAGCTACCACCCGCACCCCAGCCAGCGGCGTCCAGGATGTCGTCCACGACCTGGTCGGTCCGCTGGGAGGCCACCATCGGCACCTCTATCTGGTCGAGGTTGACCTGGCCGAGCGGGCCGGTCGCCTGTAATATCGCCGTGGCATCCCCGCCCAAGAATACCTGGGGCGTGATGCGCGTCAGGAATCCCTGCCAGATGGGCTGATCGCTCTGGCCGGCTGACGTGCCGAGCAGCCGCACCGGACGACCCGGCAGGATGAGGCCATAGATCGGCGAGGACGAGTTGAACGGCGTGTAGTCCCCGCTCCTATTGTCCAGGACTGCCTGGAATGTCCCGGCCTTGCATTTCCCGGTGAGCTGGCTGGCCCGGTCCCGGCCAAAAGAGCAAGCGATGCTCCGGACCCGGCCCATGTCTATCGTCTCACCCGTGCCGGTCCACGAGCCGTCATTCGCCCAGTCCACTTGTAGTTTGTAGGTGGCGACCGCCATGCTATGCCCTCGCCAGGACGCCCTGGAATCCGCCAGCCAGGACGGCGTTGCGGATGACCGAGGTCACCTTCGCCTCGAAATCATCCATCCCCTGGATGTCGCCGTTGATGACCAGGTTGATGGTCATCCCGGCGCCGCCACTCCGACCGAGTGGGACCACCGCCTCCGGGCCTTGTTCTCCCAGCATCGCCAGCGTGGGCCGGTTGACGATGCCGCCTTTTGCCAGTGTCGGGATTTCCGGGATGCGCGGCATCCCGACGGAGAAGCCACCGACGCGCCCGACCAGCGGGATGTCCACGCCGGGGACGCGGATCTCAATGGCATTGATTCGCCGGATGAAGCCGTTGATGATTCCGACCACGCTGTTGACCGCGCCCTTGATGCCGTTGACCATGCCATCCCATGTCCCCAGGATGGTATTCTTGACCCTCTCAAACGTCCCGACCAGGGCGTCGGCCACGGTCGAGAAAGCGGACTTGATGCCGTCCCAGACCTCCTTCCAGTTATCCTTGAGGAATAGGAGCGCTTTGACCAGCGGCCCCGCCGGAAGGAGCCAGCCTAATTTGCTCTCATACAAACCCTTGATGAACGCGCCGGTCTTCGTGAAGGTCGCCTTGATGCCGTCCCAGACCTCCTTCCAGTTGTCTTTGAGGAACAGGATGCCTTTGATCAACGGCCCCGCCGGGAGGAGCCATCCGAGCTTGCTCTTGTAGATACCCGTCAGCCACTCAAAAATCTGCCCCACCTTGGCGACGATGGCGTCCCAGTTTTGCCAGACGAGGATGCCAGCGGCGATGGCCGCGGTGATGCCCAGGACTATCAGAGTGACCGGCCCCATCGAGAGGCTCAGAGCGGCAAATGCCCCACTGAGGATACCAATCGACGCCGCCATCGTGGGCAGCAAAAGGAGGAGTGGCCCGATGACAAAGGCCAGCGCGCCCAGCGCGGCGACCACGACCATCAGGACTTTGGTCAGCGACGGGTGGGCCGTTGTCCACTCGATGAGCCGCCTGGTCACCTTCTCCAGGGATGTCGCCAGGGTTGCCAATGCCGGCATGAGCGCCTTCCCAAATTCTTGCTGGAGGTCACCGACCCGGTTCTTGAGCTGGACCATCGGGTCCGCCGCCGCCTCGGCCTGGCCTCCGAACTTGCCCATGATGGCCGAGATGACCTCAGTGGCGGTGGCGCCCTTCTCGACCTCGATGCCATATCTCTTCAATGCGGATTCCTCTCCGCTGATCGCTCTCGCCACCAGCGTCGATGCCGCCGAGAGGTCCATCCCCTTCCCCGCCGCCAGGTCGAGGACCGCCGGCAGAGCCGCCATCGCTGACTCGTAATCCCCGGACACGCTGATCAGGCCCATCAGCGCTTCCCGCTGGGCCTCGTCTCCGAAGTTGGTCTTGTTCTGTTGGGCGCCGATGACCCGCTCGATGGCCGCGGCCTGGGCGTCGTAGGACGTGCCGACATTCTGGAGGGCCACGTTGAGCTGGGCGATGCCGATGGCTTCCTCTTGGGCCGACTTGACGGCAGACACGCCCAGCGCCGTGATGCCGGCGCCGATGGCCGTCAGGCCGACGCCAATGGCTTTCCGGTGTTTCTTGATGCCGTCCGCCATCTTGCCGAAGGCCGACTGGGTCTTCTTGAAGCCCGCCTCGGCGTTCTTCGGGTCGGCGGTTATCTTAATTTCAACCTGGTTTGCCATCGCTCTCCGGTTGTCCCTCCTGCACTATCGCCACCAGCCGGAGGATCGTCACGTCCTCGTCCATCAACTGCGACGGTAGGCAGCTATACCGCTGACAGAGGCCGTCGATTAGCTCGGCCTCGACCAGTGCCCACGGCTTGATTATCGGATTCCCGTCACGGTCGATGCCGCCGCCAACGTGCCTATATCTGCGGATGTCTCGGACAAAGGGGCCGGGACGTCCGCCACCGCCTCCACCCAATGCTGGACGATTAGCATCGCCAGCGTCAAGGGAATCTGGAGCATCCCGTCCCCGTTGGCCGGGACCGGCGCCCCGGATGCGTCCTCCAGGTTCCAGCTCATCAAGACCTCGCCGCCGAACAACTCGGCCATCCTGGCCTGGTCGTTGCCCTCGGCGGCTTCCCGGAGGGTCACGTAATGGCGGAAGGACACATTGAGCCGGACCAATATCTCGGCCCCGTCGTAGTCGGTGCCGTCAAACGTGATGCGGGCCGTCTTCTCCGGGATGCGGTAGCCCGCCCTTGTCTGCGTCTGCACCCCGTTGCTGCCGGCCATGTTAGGCCCACGTCGGGACGGCGCCGCCGGACAACGCGCCAGGCGCCGACCAGGTCAACTCCCCGGAGGACGACCGGCTCAGGGCGTAGTCCGAGAAGAACGCCTCGCAAGCCAGCGTCTGACCGCTTATTCCGATGGTGACCGTCCGGGCCACGCTGGAGGACGGGACCGTCTTGAATACGTCGTGGCTCATATTAGAGGCGTCGTTAAAGACGCCGGACAGCGTGGTCGAGAAATCCGCCAGCGTCAGAAGCCGCTCATGCGCCGACTTGTCCAGCCCGGTGATGTCCTGCTCGTCCCGCGGCGTTGCCCAGTCCAGATTGGTGATATCGTTGGAGATGGTCCTGGCGCTTCCGCTGGAGTCGTCCACCGCCACACTCATTCCCAAGCCCGTTTCTTTTGCCATGCATTAGCCTCCTTTATGGCCGTTTAGGTAATCGTTCATTGTGTCCATCCATTCCATCGGCTCCAGGACTTGCCGGTCTCGCCAGAGGACCGGGTCGCGCTCAAGCGCCCGCCGGTGTCCTCCGCCTTGCCCGGTGAAGCACTCCTGCCCCGGTTCGAAGACGAACCGGACGAGGTCGGCGTCCCGCTCCTCCCGAAACCTCATCCCCGACCGCCGGATGTAATCGGCGTTGCCGGCGTCTCCCGCCGGGAGGACCGTCTGCCACCCGGTCAGATATTTGACGCATCCCACCTCGGCGCAAGACGCTTCCTGCCAGTGAGTGGCCCACGGCCTGGTCGCCCGCCATCGGGTCATCACTCATTCTCCAGGACCTTCATCGACAGCGCGATGATGCCGCCCACCGCCGTTCCCATCGCAACCTCGTTGTCGAGCTGGACGCCGGCCAGGGCGACACCGCCCAGGATTAGCAGCGCCAGGAATATCTGGGGCCGGACCTTATCAAACAAATTAAGTATAGGCTTCATCATCCACGCTCTCGCCGCGCCTGGTCGCGACGCAGAAGTCCAGGTTTGCGAATGACCCGGTGGTCGTCACTCTCAGATACCGCTTGACCGTGCCGCTGACCGTCACCCGCTCGGCGGTAGGAGCCGATGCGTAGCCGACCGCGGCGAATGTCAGGACCGTCGCCCAGGCATCGCCGGCGCCGTTGTCCGACGAGTGCTGGATGAGGACGGTCGGCGTCCCGGAGTCGCAGTCGTCAATCTCCAGGTATCCCGCCATCCCGGCGGTGGTCGCCGCGCCGTCGTCCCGGCTGGTGGAACTCCCCGCCGAGGCGTGGGTTTCCTTCCCGGTCGTGAGCGTGTTGCCCCATTCCAGCGGGACGCCTGACGCGCCCAGCGACTCGACCGAGAGGGCCAGCGACCCATCGGCCCCCCGGCTCCCGTCGTAGTTCGTCTGCTTGGCGACCAGCCCCGCCGCCACGTCTCCACGGGTCGCGCCGAAGGCCCAGAGGACAATCCGGTCGGTCGTCAGCAGCCCCGAATAGGCGGCGTGTTCTTGCTCGGTGGCGTCGTTGAACCAGGACGATACCGTGATGCTCCCGTCGGATAATCCGACCATCCGCTCATGGGCCGAGGCGTTGAGTGACGTGGCGTCCATGAGGTTGCGAGGACTGCCGGCGTTGTCGATAGCCGCCACGTCACCGCTCAAGTCGTACCCGTGGACAAATATCTGCTGGCCCAGTCCTGATTTCTTCGCCATTGGCTGCTCCTATGGGGAGATGGTCACGTCCCCGTATATCTGGATTTCGAATGGGATCGTCGCAGTCCGGTAGTAGCTGCCTCCCATGTCCATCGTCGCCACCGTGGCGGCGCCGACCGTGGAGTCGGTGCAGTTCCCGGCAAGGTTGGCGTCCGACCGCAGCTT